TGGATACTCGTATAAAGAAATCATTGTCAACTGGTGGACGCGAAAATCGCGGGAGTCTTGATAAAGTTCGAGAGGCACCAGAGGATAAGTTTATTTCAGCCGAAGAACGTCGAAAGATGTGGAAGGACGAATGGACACAAAGTGCATTGCCCAATGTCCCTAATTTAAAGGGGTGGCATCTTTGCTGGTTATCAACAACCAACAGCTATGACAGCATTGACAAGCGGATTCGACTAGGGTACGTACCTGTGAAAGCAGATGAGTTACCAGAGTTTGACAATCACCGCGTAAAGGCTGGCGAGCACGTAGGTTATGTAGCGTGTAATGAAATGTTGTTATATAAGATTCCGATGGATTTATATCAGGATGTTATGGCACATTTCCACCATGAGGCACCTCTTGAGGAGGCGAATAAAATCAAACTTCAAGCAGAGGCAGCAGCAGGGGCACGCGACAGGAACGGGAGAAATCTCGCTCAGGTTGAAGGCGAAGGATTGGGCGAAATAGACAAACCGATGCCATCTCCGCAATTTGTGGGGTAGGCTTTAAAATATAAAGGAGTTATTTATGTCTGCAACCTCTGCTCCGTTCGGTCTGCGTCCTGCGTTCCATCCATCTGGTTTGGATAGAGCGCAAGCGCTTGCTGGCGGAATTGCATCAGCCTATGCCGATAACATCTTGAAGGGTCAAGCCATCACGTATGTTCAAGCTACAGGAAATATTGAAATAGTAGCTGGTACCGAAGCCTTCTCTGGCGCCTTTGCTGGTGTCGAGTGGACTGACGTTACTGGACGTCGCCGCGTATCAAACTTTTGGCCTGCAAACACCGCATACCAAACAGGTTCATGCGTAGCATATTTTTACAACGACCCTAACATCGTGTATGAGATTCAAACAGACGCTACCGTTGCACAGACTACTCTCGGAAACGAAGCAAATCTGAGCAATCTAAACGCTGGTTCAACCTCTACAGGATTGTCCCAAGGTACTCTATCAGCCACTATGGTTGGTACTGGTGTTCAAGGACAGATGAGAATCGTTGATTTAGCTCCTTATGCGGATAACGCTTGGGGTGACCCATTCGTAATAGTACGTGCTACTGTGGCTAAAACCCAGTTCGTGGCTCCGTCTGTTGCTATTTAATAAAGGAGACTAGAACATGGCCGCACCAATGCGTAGTACGGACTTTAGAAGCATCGTTGAACCAATCCTTAACGAATGCTTCGATGGAGTCTATGACCAACGTACCGATGAATGGTCACGCGTTTTCCGTGAACAAGAAGGTATTCCACGTAACTACCACGAAGAGCCAGTCCTGTACGGATTTGGCGCAGCACCTCAATTGCCTGATGGAACACCTGTTACCTATCAGCAAGGTGGTGTACTCTTCCTCAAGCGCTATGTATACAACGTCTATGGCCTAGCCTTTGCGTTGACCAAAGTGCTAGTTGAAGATGGCGACCATATCCGTATCGGTCAGGTATATGCAAAGCATCTTGCTCAGTCATTGATTGAGACCAAAGAGACTTTGTCAGCTAACGTGCTTAATCGTGCTTTCAATGCAGCATACCCCGGTGGTGATGGCGTTGAGTTGAACGCAACTAACCACCCTATCGTTAACGGCACTGCCAGCAACTTGCTGACAACTGCCGCTAACTTGTCGCAAACATCTCTTGAGCAAATGCTTATCCAAATCCGTCAGGCAGTGGATAACAACGGCAAGAAGATTCGTTTGGTTCCACGCCAATTGGTTGTGGCTCCGGGCAACATCTTCCAAGCTGAAGTATTGCTGAAGAGCGTATTGCGTTCGGGTACTGCTGACAACGACATCAACCCAGTTAAGTCAATTGGACTGTTGGATGAGGGAGCTGCTGTATTGTCCCGTCTGACTAGTGCAACTGCATTCTGGGTGCAAACTGATGCTCCTGAGGGCATGAAGTTGCTGATGAGACGTAAGCTTGAAAAGACCATGGAAGGTGATTTCGAGACCGACTCAATGCGCTACAAAGCCACAGAGCGTTACGATGTTGGCTTTACCGACTGGCGTGCTATGTACGGCACACCGGGAGTGTAATAGTTAGTTGTAAATAGTAGTAAATTCTAGGGTTTCGACTCGTTAGACTGTCCTAGCAGACGCATACAAGACTAACGAGTCATTTACTTTGTATGGAGGAAAATAATAATGGGACAAACAACTTTTTCAGGCCCGGTAACATCAAAGGCAGGTTTTAATTCTGATGACACACTAAATTCTACTGATTTAGCATCAGGCTCTTATAATTTAACAGACTTTACTGTACGCCCTGCTGTAACCTATACAGGCACGGTAGCAGCTTTAGTAGGCGCAGTAAATCAACGCACAGCGGGTGTTTCAGGTGGTAACATTTTCGGATGTTATGCTCAAACATCATTTTCTAATAACCCAACAAGCACACTAACAGGTTTAAACACTGCTGTTTATGGCGTGGTTGACTGTGGTTCTAGCACATCTATTGGAGCAGCTTACGGAGCAGTTTTTGATTTTGCGCAATTTGCAGGAACAAGAGCTTCAGCACCAATAGCATTTATAGGGTTCGGTGAAGAATCTTCTGCAACTAATCCTTGTTTAAATTTACTTGAAGTTGGTAGAACTAGCAAAAATGTGGCTGCAGGTTTAGCAGTTACAGCAGGAACAGCATCTACCCCTGCAGGTCAAATTAGAGTTTTAGTAAATGGTTCTATTCGTTATATCCAATTATATTCAACCTCAATATAATGACTGAACACGATATACAAGAAAGACTTAAATCTTTGGACGCCCAACGTATTCAAATGGAAGCAAATCTAAATGCAATAGGTGGGGCTATCCAAGAGTGCCATTTTTGGTTAGCAAAGTTCAGTCAATAACGAAAAAGGAAAATAAAATGGGTCAATTTAAACCGATGGTAAAAATGGAGACCACAGAGCCTTCAGTAATACTGAAACTCAAAAGTGGTGGTCATGTGAACATGAAGAAGGGTGGTAGCACCTCTCATGGTCACAAAGCAATGGGTAGGGCTGACGGCGGTATCATGGACGCACTAGCTGGAACACCGTCACTTGTTGGTCGTCCTGCTATGGCGGCTCCAGTCCAAAAGATTGGCAAGCCATCCATGTCAGCACGCCGTAAGGCAATGATGGCTAAGCCAGCAATGTCAATGGCACCTATTATGAAAGAAGGTGGCAAGGCTGACACTGCTGAAGACAAAGCTATGGTAAAGAAAGCCTTTAAGCAACACGACGCTCAGGAACATAAGAATGGCAAGGGAACTAAATTGGCGCTTAAAAAAGGCGGCAAGATGGCTACTGGTGGAGTCGTTCTTGGTAATGGTGGCGGTTACAAGACTGGTGGCGTTGTCCTAGGTAATGGCGGTGGTTACAAGACAGGCGGAGTTGTCTTGGGTAACGGCGGTGGCTTTAAAGCAGGAGGTAAGACCTCAAAAAAAGCCTACGCGGCGGGGGGTACTGTTAATTCAGGCAAACCTGTCGCGATGCCTCAAGGTAGCAAGAAGCCACCATCACCTGTAAGCATCAGCAAGCTAGCTGGCACTTACAAGAAGGGTGGTAGAGCAACTCCTGCTGAGAGACGCGAAGAGTCTGCATTCAATTCAGAGAATGCTACTGCTATGCGTCAATCTAAGGCTGATAGTAACCTGAAGTATAGGTCTGGTGGAGCCGTTACTGAAAGAGAGCTTAGGATGGCGAAAGCAATGCCAAGCGGTGCTGGCTCTATTTCTGATGCTGAGACCAAAGGTTACGAAGACCATTATGCTAGGGAGAAAGCTGACAATGAGGCTGATGCTCAGGCTATGCGCGACATGATGATGTACCTACCTAACAAGGCTGCTGATTTATTTCATAAGCTACATGGGCAAGGTTCTGTCACAGAAGCAGAGCGTGAAGCTACTCGCACTATCGCACCTGTAAAGCCGTAAAGTAACAAAATAGATGGGGGGTTCGCCCCCCCACTTATCACTGGAGGTAGAATGAGTACACTAACAAATGTTTTCTCAGCTAACAGCAGTTCTACTGGGACTATTTACGCTGGCGCAACAAACCTTGCTGGGTATCAGATTCTGTCTGGTGGTACAGCTGGAGATATAGAGTTTCGTGATGGAGGTTCTGGTGGAACCGTTCTGTTGACAATAGGTATTGCCACCACGACGAATCCATTTTCAAATCAAATACCCGGAAACGGAATTAGATTTAATACTGACATTCATGTGACCCTTCCAACAAGTGCGTCAGTTACTATTTTCTGCGGATAATGCCAAGCAAATCACCATCTCAGCATAGATTAATGGAGGCGGTAGCTCACAGCCCATCATTTGCTAAGAAGGTTGGAATTCCAACTAAGGTAGGAAAGGATTTTGTAAATGCTGACAAAGATAAAGGATTCAATAAAGGCGGGTTGCATTTATCTGTGGGGGGTAATAAAGCACTATCCAACAGCAAAAAAATAACCACAAAAAGCCACATAAGGTATAATAATCAAGATTGGTAAGGGACATAAATGGCTTATTCAGGCACCTCTGGTACAACAGTAATCAAGGTTCAAGACCTGATTGACCACGGCGCACGCCGTTGTGGAAAACTTGCCGAAGAATTAACGTCTGAGCAAGTCATGGCTTCTCGTAGGTCTCTGTTTTTCTTGCTGTCAAATCTAATTAATATCGGCATACAGTATTGGGCTATTGATAAGACTGTCATGGGTCTTAATCCCAACCAACTTACATATAACCTACCACTAGGCTCTAACGATGCGCTGAATGTGCTGTACCGCACAATGGCACGCCCTACTCCAAATGCTACTGGTGGCTACTCTGCATCGTCAGGTATAGCCTACAACGCCTTCGACAGCCAAGTGGACACAATCTGCCAACAGACTGCTCCTGATGGAAATATTGGGATTGACTATGGTCAATACAACAGCATCTACTCTGGCTCTATTGGTATTATGGCTGGTACTACTGGTCAGTTCCATATTCTGCTTGAATACTCACTGGATGGAATTACTTGGAGTTTACTGCTGGATACTGGCGTAGAAGAGTGGGTAGATATGCAGTGGCTCTGGTACGACATCGATGTCGGTCAGAACGTGCAGTATTATAGGATGCGCGAGACAGGGGGTAACACCCTTGCTGTTCGTGAGTTCTATATTGGAAATAACAGCACAGAGATTCAGATGTCACGCCTTAACCGCGATGACTATACAAACCTACCAAATAAGAATTTCACAGCCAATCAGCCATTCCAGTATTGGTTTGACAGGACAATACCACTGCCGACCATATACCTATGGCCTACACCCAACACTTACTTTGTACAGATGGTTGTGTGGTACTCGCGTCAGATTATGGACGTTGGCTCGCTATCTGGTGAACTAGAGATACCTCAGCGTTGGTACGAAGCTATCCTGATGAACCTAGCTCATAGGATGAGCCTAGAGCTACCACAGGTTGGCTTGGATAGGATTCAGTACCTAGAGACACAGGCGCAGTTCTATTTGAACCAAGCTGAGCAAGAGGAGCGCGACAAGTCGCCTATCTACTGGGCACCAAATATTTCAGTTTACACATCCTAATGCCCACCTTCATGGACACGCGTGGCCTCACATCCTTAGCGATAGGGGTTTGTGACCGCTGTAAAATGAAGAGGGCGTTTGTAACGCTAGGGCCTGACCCCAACTTCCCCGGACTTCGGGTATGCGAGGAAGGGTGTAAGGATAACTTCGACCCATATCGTCTACCTGCACGCAAGACAGAACGAATCAACCTTAGATTTGCACGTCCTGACGTAAGCGTAGCCACAGACC